TCTTCAACATCTTGATGAAATTCCAGATTACTATACTCGTTTGAAAAAAATGGAAGTATCTGCAAAAAAAGAACATAAAAAGTTCAAAGATGTTAATGAGGATGTGACAATTGAGGATGCAAACGGCAATACCTTTCTTCGGATTATTGATATTATCAAACCAGAAAAAATGAAAGGTATTAGTGAAGGAAGAAAATCGGGAGATTATTCTTTACACGATTGGTTTTCCAAAAGCAAATCAAAAGATGGAAAACCAGGATGGGTTCAACTGGGAGGCAAATATGCTGGAAAACCTTGTGCGAAACAACCAGGACAAAATACTAAACCAAAATGTGGTTCATCAAAAATGGCTGCAAATATGTCTGATGATGAAGAAGATGCAGCAGCAAGAAGAAAAAGAAAAGAAGACCCAAATCCAAATAGGTCAGGACAAGCAAAAAATGTTAAAACTGAAGAATTTGTAAATGAAGATGCTTGCAAAGAAAAAGTAAAATCTCGTTATAAAATTTGGCCCAGTGCTTATGCGTCTGGAGCAGTTGTAAAATGTCGTAAAGTTGGTGCTGCAAATTGGGGGACTAAATCAGAGGCAGTTGAAGAAAAAAGATATTGCACTTTATGCAAAAAAGATGAAGTAAAGTCTGATTGCTCATATGGTCCAAAAATGTGGGAAAAGTTTTCCATTGCACAGATCCATCCAACAAATGAAAGCTATCTGAGGATACAATCTCGCGGAACAACTTATGGTATACTACTAAATTGGAGAGGAAAATATATAACATCACAGATGTTTTTTCCACAATTCACAAGACCAACCAAAAAACAAGTCACGGATGAAGTAAGAAAAATTTATCCAAACGCAATTGTCTTGTCATTTAATCCATCTACAAAAGACCCAACAAAACCATTATTATTTACTGGAGATGCAAATGGACCCAAACAGTATTGAACTTGATAATTTAAGTAAAATATTTGAATACGAAAAAATTTCAAGAGAAATAGACAGTTGTGATGATATAAAATTTGTAAAAAATCTTGCCAAATCTTTTATTAAACTTTATTTTAAGCAACAAGAAACATTATCCGCAATAGAAACAAACATAATTAAATAATGATCGAAAAACACTATAAGGGAAATCCCAATTTAAAAGCTGAAAACGTTCAAATTGAATTTACTAAAGAAAATATTGAAGAATATATAAGGTGCAAAGAAGATCCAATATATTTTGCAAAAAATTATATAAAAATTGTTTCTCTTGATGATGGATTAATTCCATTCAGTATGTATGATTTTCAGGAAGAATTGATTACAAACTTTCACCAAAATAGATTTAATATTGCAAAACTTCCTAGACAGACAGGAAAATCAACAACTGTTGTATCTTATCTTCTTCACTATGCTCTTTTTAATGATAATATAAGAATTGCAATTCTGGCAAACAAAGCAGCAACTGCAATAGAACTTTTGGGCAGATTGCAGTTGTCTTATGAAAATTTACCAAAGTGGTTACAGCAAGGTGTTGGTTCTTGGAATAAAGGTTCGTTGGAACTTGAAAATGGATCTAAAATTGTAGCAGCATCCACATCATCATCTGCTGTTCGAGGAAACTCTTTCAATATTATTTTCTTGGACGAATTTGCGTTCATTCCAAATCATATTGCAGAACAGTTCTTCTCTTCTGTGTATCCTACTATTTCTTCGGGACAAAGCACAAAAGTTATTATCATCTCAACTCCCAATGGGATGAATATGTTTTATAAACTCTGGCATGATGCCGAAAGGGGAAAGAATGGTTATATTCCACTAGAAGTCCATTGGTCTGCGGTGCCTGGAAGGGACGCAGAGTGGAAACGACAAACAATTGCGAATACTTCTGAAAGACAGTTCACACAAGAGTTTGAGTGCGAATTCTTGGGGTCTGTTGATACTTTAATTACTCCGTCAAAACTTAGATCAATGGTCTATGAAGATCCATTGAAAAGAAATAAAGGTCTTGATGTATATTACGAACCAATTGAGGACAATAGTTATTTGATGACTGTTGACGTTTCTAGGGGTATGAGTAATGACTATTCTGCATTTGTAGTTTTTGATATTACTACTTTTCCATATAGAGTTGTTGCAAAATATAGGAATAATGAAATAAAACCAATGCTTTTTCCAAATATCATACACGATGTTGCAAAAGCATACAATAAATGTTTTGTTTTAGTTGAGGTTAATGATATTGGAGAACAAGTATCAACAATACTTCACTTTGATTTGGAATATGATAATATTTTAATGTGTTCAATGAGAGGTAGGGCAGGACAATTAGTTGGGCAAGGATTTTCTGGAAAGAAATCTCAACTTGGCGTAAAAATGTCCAAAACTGTAAAAAAAGTTGGATGTTCAAATTTAAAGACAATCATAGAAGATGATAAATTGATAATTAGTGATTATGACATTATTAGTGAATTGACAACTTTTATTCAAAAAAATCAATCATTTGAAGCAGAAGAAGGTTGTAATGATGATTTGGCAATGTGTTTAGTGATTTTTGCTTGGTTAGTTATTCAAGATTATTTTAGAGAAATGACGGACAATGATGTCCGAAAAAGAATATATGAAGAACAAAAAGATCAAATTGAAGCAGATATGTCGCCTTTTGGATTTATTTCTGATGGAATTAATGAAGAAACTTCATTTGTTGATGTTGATGGTGATAGATGGCACATTGATGAATACGGAGATAGATCATATATGTGGGAATACAACTAAAATTAGTAATTTATAAATACTTCTAGACAAAATGAAACTTCTTTAGAGGGAAAAACATGTCGCTAAACTTAGTATCTCCAGGCGTCAAAACGAGAGAAGTTGACTTAACTATTGGGAGAATTGATGCAATTAATGATCAAGTCGGCGCTATAGCAGGACCATTTGAGAAAGGACCAGTAAATGTTCCTATCTTAATTGAAACTGAAAACGATCTTCTCAAAACATTCGGTAAACCTCTTTCAACTGATGCTCAATATGAGTACTGGTTAGGTGCGTCATCATATCTTTCATATGGCGGCATTCTTAGGGTTATTAGAACAGATGGAGACAATTTAAATAATTCAAATGCTGGTGTTTCTGTAGCATCAACTACGCTTAAAATTTCTTCATATGAAGATTACATTAACAACCAACAAACTGCAACATCTTGGTATTATGCTGCCAAGAATCCAGGAAAGTGGGCAAATAATTTAAAAGTTTGCACGATTGATGCTTTTGCAGATCAAACTATTTCTGGCGTAACAACTGCTGGTGTATCTGTTGGAATGGGAATCACTCAACCAATTGATGGTAGAGTTATTGCTGGTACAGGATCAACTTCTTCTGCTACTGGTTATTTAAGAGGAATTATTACTGGTGTAGGTGCAAGTGAATTGTATGTAAAAGTTTCTGCAACAGTTTCTGGAACAACAGTTTCGCAAATTGCTTATACTGAAGGTGGTGCATACGCATTCCAAACCCCGATAACATCTACAGTATCAACAACAGTTGGAGTTGCAACAACTTCTGGATTTTTGAGTGAAGCGTTTGATGTTTCAATTACTGGAATTGTAACAACTGGAATCCAACTTGGTGATATTGTTTCTGGGACAAGTGTATCAGCAGGAACAACAGTTGTTTCCATTGGAACAAGTTCAATTTTTGTAGATAAAACAATCACAGCAGGTATTGGAACAACAACGTTTACTTTCACAAGAGGTTCTACGTCATCAACTGTTTCAAATACAATTCAAGTAATTACTACAGCAGGTATAACAACTAGCTCAATTACTTCTGCTACATTGTCAGATTGGTATAACCAACAAACTTTGGGTCTTACTAATACTACAATTTATTGGAAATCTATTGCAGAAAAACCAAAAACTTCACAGTATTGTGTAGAAAGAAATGGTCGTAATGACGAATTCCACCTTGCAGTTGTTGATGATACTGGTTTAGTAACTGGCATTGCTGGAAATGTTTTAGAAAAATATACTTACTTATCAAAAGCACTTGATGGTAAGATTTCACCAACAGAACCAGTATACTACAAAGATTCTATTGCAGAAAAATCTTCATATGTTTTTGCTGGGTATGCACCAACTGGATCTGCTACTGGATTTGCATTAACTACCGGACTTACCGCTACTGCAACTGGAAATTGGGGAACAAATGCACAAGGCACCACATTCAGTGCTTCTGGAAATGTAACTTACAATTTAGCTGGTGGTGTTGACTATTCTGCAAATGGTGGAATGAACGCAACACTTTCAAATGTTATTTCATCTTATAACATTCTCACCAATCCAGCAGAATATTCAGTTAATTTCTTAATTTCTGGACCTTCTGGTGGCGCTACAATTTATGATTCACAAGCAAAAGCAAATGCTTTGATTTCTATTGCGGAACAAAGAAAAGATTGTATTGCAGTCATTTCTCCACACAGAAATGGAGTTGTAAACCAGACAAATTCAGATACACAAACACAAAACGTTATTAATTTCTTTGATTCAATAACTTCATCTTCTTATGCAGTTTTTGATTCTGGATATAAGTATACGTTTGATAGATTCAATAACACCTTTAGGTATATTGCTTGTAATGCAGACGTTGCTGGATTGATGGCTAGAACATCAATCAATCAATATCCTTGGTTCTCTCCTGCTGGTTCTTCCAGAGGTGGAATCAATGGTGCTGTAAAACTTGCTTACAATCCTTCACAAGCACAAAGAGATTTACTTTATCCAAAGAGAATTAATCCAATTATTTTCTCTCCTGGTGCCGGAATCATCTTATTTGGTGATAAGACTGCACTCTCTTATGCTTCTGCTTTTGATAGAATCAACGTTCGTCGTTTGTTCTTGACAATCGAAGGAACAATTGAAAGGGCAGCAAGATCACAACTTTTTGAATTCAATGACGTAATCACAAGATCAAACTTTATTAACATTGTTGAACCATATCTCCGCGATGTCAAATCAAAGAGAGGAATTACTGATTTTGTTGTTATCTGTGATGAGACAAATAATACTCCCGATGTGATTGATGGAAATCAATTCAGGGCTGATATTTTTGTAAAA